GGAAAATCTTGTGGCAGACGCAAAACGGCAGGAAGAGTATGGTGTAATTACCATTGTGAATGACAGCGAGGGGGGATCGGGCGCACAGTCCGGTTCCCTTTTCACGCAGGAGCAGGTAGAAAAAATGGTTGCCGAGGCGGTTGACGAGGCAGTAAATAATACTGTTTTGGAAATGGAGCAGAAGCAGAAGGAATTACAGGAGGCAGCGGGTGTTCTGCAGGAGGAAGGCTTTTTGTTCGAGGGCACCGTGATTATTCCGGTAAAAGGAGGTTCTGACGGAGATAATGAACAGCAGACGGCGGTTCCGGCATCACCGGAGGAAATTCAGCAGGTATTCAGCATTATGCAGATGAACGCCACGGAGGGAGCTGAGGCAATCACCGGGGTAAAATCAGAGAATGTTCTGATACTTCTCCATGCGGCAGACACCCGTAAAACAATCAAGGACGCCGCCAAAAAGCAGGCAGATAACATATTCTCCACTTCTGGCAGTACAAACGAATCCACAGGCGGTAACGCAACCACAGGAACCAATACGGAGGGGCTGATACCTAATGGCGAAAGGTGCATACACATATAATCCGGCGAATGTCAAAGAGCCTGGAACGGATCGTATGAGGTTTGAGCTGGGCGATGTAATGGTGGATGGACTTTCTGACACAACGGCGCTTACTGACGAGGAAATCCAGGCGGCAATCGATACCTATCCGAAATCATGGAAAAGGGCAAAGCTCATGTTGCTGGAGAGCCTGTGTAGGCGCTTTGCTTATGAGGTCAACACGAAAACCGGTCCGCTGACATTGGAATTGCAGGAAAGGGCAAAGCTGTGGCGTGAAGATTATGAAAAGCTGAAAAAGGAGGTATCTGCAGAATCCTGCAGCATACCTCAATTCAGAAATGCGTCTCAGAATAAGCCGCCATATTTTTATACAGGTATGCAGAGGAATGAAAGGACAGGTGGCAGATGGTAAATACGAGGATGATGTATGTAAGGCCGGGAAACCTGTTCAAAGAGTTCATCATTGAAAGCAATAAGCAGGTAGTGACAAGCACAGGGAGGGTGGCGAATAGCCATAGCGGCGATGGAACAAAGACATTGAAAGGATGTCTTGCGGAGGCATCTGACGAGGACAGGACAAACCACAGCCAAAAGGACCATGTTGTTACCCATACGATTGTGCAGGCAGGGAGTCCGAAAGCAAAGCGAACCGACAAGCTGGTGCTTGAAAACCGCGTGTTTTATATCGTCGATATTGACGATACGGGAACTCTCGGTATTTCGACAATATATTATGCCGAGGAAAGGCGGGATGCAAAATGAAACTATGGGTGGATGGAAAAGCTGGTAGCGCCGGAAGTGCTATCCGGGCAACCGTGAAAGAACAGGTGACGAACATCAACCGCAAGGTGGTTTCAAGGGGCGTCCGGGCAGTAAATGCCATAAGGAACGCAGAACTGGAGGTACTGAAGGGGCAGCGTAGTGGCCGGGTTTACCGGAAACCATACACGAAAGCGACTTATACTGCATCGGCTCCAGGAGAGCCACCGGCAAGACGTACAGGAAATCTTCGTATGCACTGGAACGGACAGGTCAAAAGCGAAAATGCCTCTGGTGGAGGGGTTGCTATCGTGGCAGAGCTGGAAAGCCAGGAGTCTTACGCTGGCCACCTGGAGAACGGAACGTCCAAAATGGCGGCGAGACCATTTGTGGAGAGGATCAAGACAGAGGCCACGCCGGAAATCCAGAAGATTTATAGCGAGCCTTACACATAGGAGGTAGGATATGTCACTTGTGATAGAAAAGCCGAGGGTTGCCTTTGATATGTCCCAGATTAAGCGAGGGTATCTGCTTTGGGGCAGACATTCCACATGGAATGAGGGAAAGGCTGGATTTGTGACAGCGGCAACAGAGGATCAGCTGATTGTTCAGTATTATCCCGGAATCGGCAATGTAACGAATCATTTCATCATACCTGTATCTGAGGCGGCAGAGGGACAGTGGAAAATCAGCTGGTCCTCTGATATGGCAGATATACAGGAGTACAACATAAAGGCAGATGGAGAGCAGCTGGAAGAGGAAGGAGTTGATGGCGGTGATCCTGGAGGAATTGATTCATAAGAGGTTCATCAGCTCAGAGAGCCTTATTAAGCACCTTGCGTTATTCAATGGTGCGCCTGCTGTTTTCAGTCCGGAACCACCGGACGAAAGCCAGGAAGGGTGGTGTGGAAATACGCAGTACCCGGAGGTGATTTACAATTTTGATCTGCAGGCGAATGAAGAAAGGCATAGCGCCGGTACCCTGTCGGTATCGCTGCTGTGCCAGAATACTACCGAGATTACGCCGGAGGCGATTGAGCCGCTGGTGAAAAATTGTCTGCGGGATGTGATATTAAAGCCAGAGGGAGGAACTCCATACTGCTTTGCATGGGCGAGGACGGACGCATTTACCATAGACGAGAAGAAAGGGAGTGTCACAATCGGAAGTGAAGTACGGTTTGACATTCTGGAATATCCGTCACAGGAGACATCTGATCCGGACCCGGTTATGGCAACGAATAAATACATAAAGGGATTGTACCCGGAATGTATGATTATGGGATATGACAGGATGGAGGAAATCACGGAGGCGACAGGGGAAAGGCCGGTGATATATTGCCGTCTGGTATCAGCAGATAAGTCCGAGGAAACGAATACAGTCGCATGGATGGATGGCAGAATAGCCATCCATATTTTATGTCCGGAGAGCGAAACAAGGCTCAAAATGGCCGCTGCGATTGCAAACAGTATGTCATTGGACGGAGAGATCATCATGCTGGATCATTCTCCCATGTTCATCAAACGCCTGCAGGCGAATTATAAATCTGATTATCTGAAAGACGGTCAGATTTTTGTAACAGGTCATTATGGGCTGTTGAGGTATAAGGCAAAGCCTCATTCATTGACAGCAGCCCATGTCAAGTACAAATAAGGAGGTACACAATGGCAAAAGAGACAACAAAGGAGGCCAGAACTGCCGAAACCGCTGAGACTAAGGCGGAAGTAGCACAGGAGCAGGCCCCGAATAAAGAGCAGAAAACTTTGCAGGAGTCCGTCTATCCGGTAAGCGAGCTGGCGGCGAATGCGAAGAAAGTCTTTGGAACCAGACAGGAATGTGTTGCCGCGGCATTGAAAGCAGCCGGAAAAACGGAATGTACGGTTACAGAGGCGAAGGAGATCGTAGGAAAATTCTTAAAGAGGGAGGTTAAGTAAGGATGGCAGGTACATTTATCTTAGGAGAAACAAAGGTACGTCCTGGCTCCTATTTTAATATCCAGAAAAAAGGCGGGAATGCTGCCGCGGGTATCATGAATGGAGTAACGGCTGTTATCTTTAAGGCAGACTTCGGGCCGCTGAATACGGCAGTGGAGTTGAGCGCCGAGGATGGCTACGAGCAGACATTTGGAACCGGGCTTACAACGGATGCAATCAGAGAGGTGATTGCTGGAGGGGCAAAGACAATCATTGCCTGCCGTGTGGGAAACGGAGGAACACAGGGAACCATCGACCTGAAGGACACGGCAAAGGAAGATGCCATCAGTATCACAGCGAAATATCCGGGAGATAAGGATTTCGCGGTTACGGTGCGTGAGAAACTTTCGGATTCCACTCTGAAAGAGTGCATTTTCTATACCGGGACAACGGAATTTGAAAAGGTTGAGTTTTTGTCCGGGGAGGGAGAGGCAAAGGCTCTGGTTGATGCCCTGGCATCCTCCAAAAATTTCAAGGCAGAGTTGAAGGAGGGTAAGGAAAGTGCCCTGCTGGAGATTGTTTCCCAGAGTGCGTTCACAAAGGGAACGAATCCGCAGACTACAACGGGCGATTACTCCAATGCTTTTGCACAGGTAGAACCGTATGAGTTCAATACGATTTGCCTCGATACAGAAGATACGGAAATCCACCTGCTCCTGCAGTCGTTTGTGAACCGTATTTTTGATGCGGGTTCTCTCGCACAGGCAGTTGTGGCAGAAAAGCATACAGTGGAGCTGGAGACGAGGATTAAGCACGCAGCGGCTTTCAATGACGAGAAGATGAATTATGTGCTGAACGCACGGGTGGATGAACAGGGTTCTACCATTGACGGATACCAGACAGCAGCCCGTATTGCCGGAATGATTGGGGCGGTGGCGGCAAATTCTTCCATCACGCATACCGTAATCAGCGG